GCATCAGTTATTGTTTCAATTGATACTGTATTAGGAACATTTGGTTCATAATCAACAATTGATGTTACTTGGTTATCTTCTATACAAACGTAATACATATTATTATTTATTAGTTCCTCCACACAGCTATATAGTTAGCAGCTGGTGCTGATCTTTGTTCAGTACCTTGAACATAAACTCTAATTCTATTTGACAATAATTTGTGATGGCACTTAATCGAATCATTGCCATCTACTCCACCAGCAAAATGAATAACATGCATAGAAGGTAAAAATGCTTCTAAATCAGCCATTGTATAACCAGTTGGTGGATATACATCGAAATAGTTTCTAGATTCGTTAAATGACCCAACTTGATTGGTAAATCCAGATGTAACATAAGATGCACCAGATACAATTTTATAATTTCCTGTAACTGAATTTAGAGCTGTAGAAACTTTGTTATCTACGTATTCTTTTGTTGTTGCATGATTATTAGAGGTTGGTGCAGATACTGCAACCTTTGTGTTTACCTTAGCAAATACGTTTGCATGATTTCCATCAAGTAAATCAGCATCTAATCCAGACTTGTCACCATCATTTCCAGCGTGCCAAACTTTATTGCCTGTAATATTAATTCCTCGACCCGTAATAACTGTGGTTTCAAAACTTCTACCATCATCCCAATTTCTATTTCTAGGATGTGGTGTATTTACACTCAATCCTTGTTCAGCATTTACATAAACATACTCATTAGTTTGACCAGAAATTTTACCACTTGATTCACCGGCATTTAAAATAAGTTCTTGATTAGTAGATGTTCGTATTTCTTTTGTTCGAACAGAAGTTAATGGAGTAATAATATCAGGAATTCTAGCGTCGTTAATGATTCCAGTTAAATTTCCTGCATTTAAATAATATGAACCATGATTTCCATCAAGCTTATCTGCATCTAATCCAGATGCGGCACCATCATTACTACTACTCCAATAACCTTTAAGAGCATTTGTTAGTCCGCTTGCAGTAATATCTCCGGCTGGGACACTAGCTATACGATCATCAACGTACTTCTTATTGACTAGATCTCCAGCTGAAGTTCCGCTTTTTCCTAAAGCTACTTCTCCGCTTTCTTTTACTCGTAAACCTGTTTTAGATTTACCATTGCCGGTATAACCTATTTGTAATCCATCAGTACTGTGTTTTGAAATGTAATGGTAATCTCCTGTTTTACCAATGTGCAATTTACCTTCAGTACCTATATTCCCTAAAGTATAGAATTTACCTGCGTTAAACATATCACCAGTAGCAGATCGTACATGAAAGATTTCTACATCTTTATTGGTGTTATATGCACTTATAGCATGTTCATCATTATTAGTATCACCAACGTGAAGTTGTATTCCTCCTGAATCAGTACTAGTGCTGCTAAATCGTGCAACGAAGTGACCTCCATGAGAGTGACCAGCACCATCTCCGATTCTTGATCCTATATGTGTGCTTCGTATTGAACGTCCTGCTTGCGCTCCACCAAAATTAGTTCTACCTACAAAGTCTCGTCCAAGATCTTTAACACTATCTACTGCAGTATCAACATAAGCTTTTGTAACAAGACTTGTAGGTGCTGTACCAGTTTGGGTTAGGTGCACATTTCCGCTTGACTCGGAAAAAGAAAGTAGTACCTTCGTTTTTGTTTTTGTGTGGTGTATAAAACTTAAATTTGTATTATTATATCCTCGTTGGAATGAGTAAAAATCATCGGCGTTGTGACCAATTGATATATTACCCTCAGTACCTATATTTCCCCTATTGAATATATTTCCAGATGCGTAAAGATCACCAGTAGCAGCTCGTACATGGAAGATTTCCTTATTAATAGAAGCATTACTGTTATATGCACTTATAGCATGTTCATCATTATTGCTATCGCTAACTTCAAGGGCTATTCCTCCGCCATCGCTGTTACTTGTAGTAGTAAATTTAGAAACAAATCCACCACCGTGTGTACTATGACCAACCAATGTTTTTGGTATTAAGCTATCTGCATGAGATGTTGTTCTACTATTCTGAGTTCCTCCAAAATCATATTGTGTTCTTCCTGAAAAATTAGAAGCTCCAGCTCTTACATCTGCAATTACAGCATCAACATAAGATTTGGGAACTGCATCAGTAGCTTGTTTAGGAGTATAACCCAGTGTCAATCGAGTCTTCACGAAACCAAGACCGTCACGATTAAAGTAACACACTTTAGATCCAGCTTTACCTACTGCAATTGTTCCACCGTCGGCATATACATCAAAGGTTGTTAATCCTCCTCCCCAGCCTTCTGGAGTAATTTTGCCTTTTTGTATAATATCTCCACCTTCTTTAAGCAAAATACTACCGTCTACATAAAGTTTATATCCGGTATCTACATTTTCAACAGTTCCCCCAATTTGAGCGTTACCATTTTTATATTGTCTAAAACCATTATTCCAGTGCCAATCTGTATTTCCATTATTTCTGGCTGCAAGTTCAATAAAATCTCCTGGAACAGTATTATTTTGTCTACTATGTAGAATCCATTGGCTAAAATCCTTACCGAATTTCACATTATTACCGGTGTAAACATCTCCACCTGCAACAATGTCTGAATCGGCTTCAATACCTTTCTTACTAACGATATTTCCTTTATTCGCTGTTACGGTGCCAGTACTACTAAATGTTAATATGCTTGATGATCTATAACCACTTCTGCTCCCACCACGACCAAAAAATCCGCCGCGAGGACTTGAATCGCTTCGCAAACGACTTACAATTGCTGCATCTCCATTCGGCTGATCGAATGCGTTAAACATCCATGCGTGAGTAGTATTTTTAAGTGGTCTTAACTGAATTGATCCACCATCTGCATCTATACATACGCTACCTGCTTCAGTTGATTTACCTCCAATACATAAGTCATAATCTGGATCACTTTCATTAATACCAACTTTATCACTTGCGGTAATAGTTACTACTTCAGTGCCGGTGTTTGTACCCTCATTTTCATGAAAGAATCTTAAAGATGGGGTGGCGGTACTACCATATACATCAATATTCCAATAGCGACTATCATCAGATGATCTATTAAGTCCAATCTGTCCACCTTCGTCAGTACCATTTTGACTTTGTACAGTTAAAGTTGGTATTTCATAATAACCAGTAGATGCATTCAATACGAGCGCTCCTCCAGTTTCTACTTTATCATCTACGTATGCTTTATTAACTAAAGCTAGAGGATCACCAACGCTTTCAATTCTCTCCTTTGTTAAATGTAATTTACCACCTTTATAAATTTCTACGATCGAACTACGATTAATACTTAAAGCCGGTGTTCCATTACCGACAGCAGTCTGAGGACCAAGCTCCATTCGGTCTATTGACCTGCTATTCCAAATACCGAATCGTTTAGTTTGTCCATCTGCATTAGATAAAACAAACTGCGGATAGCTATTATTCATCAATAATAACTTATTCGAACCTTTAATATTTCCATCAACATCAAGTGATTGTGTTGGATTAGTTACACCAATACCGAGTCTACCAGCTTCATCAAATCGACCAGATTCAATAACATTATACCCGCCATCATCGCTATCTTCAGCTCGTACGAAAAGTATTTCACCAGCTGTACCATTTGGTTGGCTAAACTTAATAGCTGACGATCCTCTTAAGTTAGTTCCCTTTGCTTCAGTACTTCCATTCAAACGAAGATTACCACCAACCATGGCAGAATTATCATTAGTTGATAGGAAAGCATGCGCTTTAGTATTTCCGCTAAATTGATTAACCCAAACAGTACCTGCAAATTGTCCTGAAATTCCTGCATCCTCACCACTTACAACAAACGGTAATGAACTACCAGTACTTGGTCCAACAGATAGCGTACTAGGAACACGCACTTGCTTATCAGTCATTACCGAAAGTACCGGTATTTCGTCATAAGTATTTTTAGAAGCATTCCACCTTCCGCTTGTTATATTAAATCTACCGCCATTAGTATCAAGTGCGTTTAATAACCATCTGTGAGTTTTATTTTTAAGCGGTCTTAAACTAATTGCTCCTCCTTGTGCATTAAGAGCTACGTGACCAGCTTCAGTTGATTTACCTCCAACACATAATGCATAATCCGGATAATCTACTCCGCCGATTCCAACTCTATTGTCAACATTTAATTGACCGCGAATTCGAGTTTGTTTATATAAATCAATTAAATCAGTTTTAAGATATATGATTCTAGTAGTATCTTGTACGGCATTTGCTTGTACGTTGTCTTTAAGTTCAAGCGACATCGCAGCAGTAATTGAATCAACCTCTGCTGTAATCCGTGCTGATGATCCTCCTTTAGATGGTATAGCTTTAGTGTGATTAAATGCTATATTAGCATTACCATATCCATCGTTATAAGTAAGAGCTATTCCACCCTCATTTGGAAAGGCTTCGACATAACCAGAAGTTCTTAAATTTCCATCTACATCAAGTTTTGCTCCTGGGTTTGTTATTCCTATACCAACATTACCAGCGCTTGTAATACGTAATCTTTCATTTGAAGAAGCAGTAATATTACTATCTTCTCCAGTAAAGAATCGCATTGAGTTACCAACATTATGATATTGAATCTGACCAGATTTATGGCTTTGACTATCTCCGAAAGTTACTGCAGCATACCTACTATCTTTCGATTGAATAGAAATAATGCTATTATCATTGGAGGTTTGAACACTTAATTGACCTTTAGGACTTGAAGTTCCAATACCAACCTCACCGTCAGAAGTAATCCGCATTTTTTCAGTAAGCGGCCTAACATTTTTAGATGTATAAAATATCAATGAAGAATTAGAATTAAGATCAACAGTACTTTCTGAAACAGAAGCTATACGCGATGCTAACCATGTTTTCGGCGAGCTCGAAGTTGCGTTGCCTACATCATATACACCAGGATCTGAAGCAGTTGTATCTGGATTATAAAAATCGATTGAAGGACCAGATCCTTTATGATTCGATGTCTCGCGAGGATTTGAATTTGTAACTCTTAGCTCCAACATAGGAGTTACTTCATTTTCAGTATACTCCTGTTCCCATCTAGATTTTTGAGTGAATGACTTAACTCCGTTGATGGTCTGATCTCCAACGAGCATAACCGCAATATTTGGAAATGCATCAATCTCGTCATATATATCCTGAAGATTAAGCTTAATCGAATTAGTCTTAAGTCTCCATTCGTTAAATGTGTCAGTTTCAAATACGTCTATAAAAAGTTCTTTTCGTGCCATAGCTCTATTTATTCATTTTAACGATAAGTGTTTTAACTAAATCTTTCAGTTCAGATACTTCGTTTTTTAATTCGTTAATTTGTTCTGCAGATTTCTTATGATGGTTTTTTCTTAATAATGCTGCATTATAACCAGCAGAATCATTACTCAATATTGCATTTGTCGTTTGATCACGTTCAAGTGCAGTGTTTTCTTTTACTATTAATCGCATTTTAGATAGTTGCGATTGCTCTAAAGTCTTTTACCATAGGAACCAGAGAGTGGTCATTAGAAGTCAATACGATTTTAACTTGGAATGAATTGAATAGCGGCTGAGCAGTTGCAGAGAAATCCTCTGTATATTTAATTTCAGCATAGTCGTCTATATCCTTAACAGGTATTGGTGTTTCTGGATCAATTCTTTCAAAAGTCAAATCTTCTATATTATCTTCTGATCTTTTAAATCGAGCATAAACTAATACATTACTGTCATTATATGGTCTATGAATATTTAGATATGAATCTAATCTATCTGAAGGATTATTTAGAACAACCTCTTTTGTCATATAGACCGCAGTTGCGTTACCATGAGTTGCTGCTAATTCTGAATCTGTACCAGATTGGAATAAACTATCATCGGTATCTAAGGAAGTATCAGTTGCACTACCTTCTGGTCCAATAATGTTCTTAACAGCAATAAGAGAAATTCGATCTAAGTCAACAACCGGTGTGATCTTTGTATCATTTGTTTTTAAAGTTACTCTAATCTTTATCTTACTGTTTGAGGTAATTTTCGTACCTTGTGGAGTTGAAAGATAATAGTTTTCATTTGGAATAATTGTATAATACGTTCCTACACCACCCCCTTCAGTTGAAATTTCAAATAAGACGTCTGTTTCTGGATGATTTATAAAATCAGTATTTAGCATAAGCTGAGAGTATTCGAGAGGACCCTCAATCTCGTCAGAGCCGGCAGCCTCTGTATCACTACCAATACCAACACTATCTAATACAATGCTTCCTTGAGATTTATACTCAGCTCTACGAAGTTCCATCTTAAAGTCCTTCATTTGATCAGCTGTCCAAGTAGAAGCATTCTGAGATTTAAAGGAAACACCTAAGTAAGGATTCTTCGAGATAAATTCTCCAGTAGTTCTATCTTCTGTACCTACTTCAGATAACCATTGACGATATTGCGCTGAATTTGATTCTGTAACAATAGCATATTCAGAACCGAACTGTAAGAATATAGGTGCATCAAATGTAAATGTAGTAGGTGTGGATGCATTAGTACTTTTAGTTTCATTGATCTCACTCTTTTGTTTAACAACTTCACTTAATGGAACAACACGCTGTGTAGGATAGCCATTCTCTACTTCAACTAAATACATTTTTAGCGGAATGTTTTTAGTTGGAACAGTACTAAAATATAAATCAAGTGAATGTATATAAAGTCCATTTGGATTTTCACCAATCACAAAAGACTGTGCGAGTGGATCGTGATATACAGTTCTAATTGCCACCTTCGAAGTTTGCAATCGAGACTGTGAAACTTTTTGTGTACGTCTAACTATTGTACGAGTATTAACAACTGTACGTTGCTTCGTTTGCATTTTACCCGTTGCGGTATATACTGCTTCAGCATTTGTAGTTGCTTTTGGATCACTTGTAGATACACCGTCAGTCAGCATAAACTTTCTTTCTCCGGTTTTAAATTGATGCTCGCTATTATTTGGAACTACAAACCAACCATAAACTTCTCCGCTATCATCTGAAACAATATCCGCAGAGGTAGCGGCTGAATTAGCAGCGGTAACCTGAGCAGCGGTACCGGTAATATTAGCAGCCTGTTGATTATGATAAGTTCTTACTGAAGCATTACTTGACCATTCTTTAAAATCAGCAGCTGCAACACCCGTTGAATATTTAGTAATATCTACTCCGTCAAAGAAAACTTTTAACTTTGTATTTGGTTTAAAGAGTTGTCCTTTAAAGTAAACTTTACGAGCACGAATAAATGGTACAAAGCTAACAGAAATAACTTTATCATCTTTTACTTGACTTACTGTCCTAATAGAAGCAGTTGTTTTAACACCTTCTCGTGTTTGTCTTGATTGTGTTTCTCTCCAAGTAGTATCTTTATATCTTCCACTTCCGTCTGGTGCAAATCCTCTTCGACCTGGACTAATTTTTCCCCAACCTTTTGCTCTAAATTCAGAGGTTCGCGTCGTTTTAGGTTTTCCAGTCCATGTTGTTTGCCATGAATTCCATTGAGTACCAAGTTTATTCACTCGATTAACCTCAGCTTGCATTTCATTTAGATTGCCACCAACATTATTGACAATATCAGGAGCTCGGCGAGTTTCGAGCCATTCATCAGAAGATGGGGAAAGTTTAACTGATCCTAACCATGTAGCAACATCGTATGGATTAACACTTATCGCCACACCTGCTTGCATTTGAGATATAAATGCTGGTCCTTCGCTGTATGCTAAAGTTGCTAGTCCTTCTTTAACATCTATATGATTAACTGTAGTGCTTTTAGTAAATGGAACACTTCGTGTTTCAAAGTATGGACGAAGTAGATGGTCATCAGGATCCATTGAACAATTATAATGTTCATCATCAACATATCCAATCAAGTGTCCAGCAAAGCTGTCAACAATAATTCCATTTTTAAACCTATCATACGGCGCGTTCGCATCTGTATCAAAAATTTGTTTTCCTTCAGCCTCTTGTTCTAAGAGAGATAGTGAAGTATAATATTCTAAATTCTGTACTCGTGTTTCAATACCACCGATATCGCGCATTGTATACCTACGATTATCAACATAGTCTGTTGTAATATTCGTGTGGCAGAATGTAAATGCTGGGATAAAAAGAGTATAAAGATGCATCGCAGTCGAAGGAACTTCTGGTGCAATAGGATCAATAGCTGGAACTCCGTTTATGAGTTTAAATTGACCATCTTTTGTAACAACTAATTTGTCAATGCGTGAAAGATAATAATCTATCTTTGAATCAATTGTGCTATTAGGATCTAAGTGTGTACCAGTATCTCCGTCTCCTTCTTTGGCTCTAAAATCTAAACAATCAGAAAGTCGCAATTCTTTATAGTTAGGAATTTCTGAATAATCTACATTACTAGTAGACAGATTTGCCTTGTATGAATTAACTGAAAAATAATCTCCAGTGCTAGAATGACTAAAATATGTATAAGATATTTTAAGACCACCAGTTCCATTTCCACTCGCTGTTATTTGAGCACCAGTATATTTAATGCTTCCTAGCTTATAACAACCATCTCTTTGACCGTTATCTAAAACTAAATCAGCTGTAACATCATTTCCTGCATAATCTTCTGCCGAAGTTATTGCAATAATATCATGATTAGCTAAAGGATACGTAGAATTTGTATTAACAGTTGTTCCGTCAGCTACAAGTATTTCATCTGTTACTGTCTGCTTATCTTTTCCTTTTTCAGTTAATTTTGTCCGAACCGAAGCAACAACAAGTGTATTAGCTGATCCACCAATGTTCATTGATTCAGTCGTAAGCCTCGCTGTGGCGTTATTGTTTTCTCGTGATACATTAGTTACATTGCGTTCGTTACCGGTTGTATCAATTACAATAAACGAATCAGTTCCAAATTCTTCAAATCTTCCACCAGCAGGTGCATCAATAGTAAGTTCAGTAGTACTTACTACGGTCCCAGTAAACAACTTCCTTTGAGTAAACTCAGGTTGATCATTAACTTCTTGTTTAATTTGTTTAATAAAATTAGCTGGCAGCGGATATATTGGTCTATTATATTGTGTGTCGAATAAACCTATTTGAGCTGGATCGATATTAAAGTTAAAACTACCTCCGACAAGTGTAATGTCAGTTGCTCCTGTTAAAGAAGTGTATGGATTGTTACTTGCATCAAGTTCAAATTGAATGTCGTAAACATATAGCTTAAAAAGTTCACCTGTTGTAGATGATGAAGTCGTTTGTTTTTCTAACGAACGTACTTTACATGTAGCAAGCGTGTTGGTACCGTCTGTAATATTGTATACGCTATCTACATCGAATGAAGGTGCCCCGCCTGTAAAAGATTCGCCTTTAATGTATGAACCCTGTGTGGCGTTACTATATGATTGTTGATATCCCGAAGTTTTGCGTGCTCTTTCAGCAATCACTTCAACTCTTTCAGGCTCAGCAATTCGATATCCATCAACATAAGCAATCGATGGTTCAATACCAATAGAGAATCGGGTTTTACCAAATTTTATTTTATTTGGATCGCTAACTGAAGAGAGTGTTACTGAAGGATTACCGCTACTAACTACTTCTGAAATATCTTCATCTGTAATTACAATATCGCTATCGTTCATTTGAGTTGTAGTGTATACACCTCGCCCGCATAGAGAATCTTTAGTAGTATCGTTATAAAACCCTTGAATATCGATGATATAAGGTTCTAATGCATAGTCGCCGCTTTCTTCTCTGGTGCGCTCAGCTAATATATCACCGACCGAACTTAATTCTGGACGAGCAACTTGAACAATTGCATTATCGTCAAGTTCTAAAAGTTGTAATATGTTTCCTATTGCAATTGTTCCATCATCAGGAAAAATATTTGTACTGTCCTCAATAAATTGTCCATCTAATGAGGGGCTAGGCAAATTCTGACTTAGCACTGCTAACTGAAGATCAATAGTATAACGATCTGCACCTGGTGCAGTTTGATTTGGATAACCAGCAGCATTATCAAGCAGTGATTCATCATCTTGATAATTTAAAACCGTTTCAACTACCTTAAATACAACCTTAGCGTTAACAAGGTAATCTTCTGAAGGAAGTTTTGCATAAATATCTTGATCTTCACTATATACAAATTGTCCTTTAACAAAGAACACACCTTCTTCTGATTTTATATGAATAGCTGATCCTACACCATCAGTAACTACTGTACCAATATCAATATTAGCGCCATACAAGGTCTCGTTATTTGTATTAAGAATTGAATTGCCTAGTTTTATTATATCGGCCGTGCCACCCCGATCGTCAGAAAACTCTTGAAGATTTTCACCAGCTACTACTACAGAATCAAGATATTTAATATAAAGCCTATAAGTATTTTCTGCAGTAAGAGCTTGAATATGTAAGACTTCTGCATTAAGATAAACTCCAGTGCTAGATTCGTATCTAATTGAATTAAGTTGACTAAGATTATTCTTTAATTCCGGAACTCCGGTCGTATTGATAAGAATGTCAACATACTTTACTGAACGATCTACAGTTGTTTCTGTAGCTAATCCTGGAACTGGACCTTCCTTAAAGACTCCTTTACCTAGTTTGTCTATCTGATTTTGCAGAATAGACTGCATTTGGTTTAGCTCGCGTACTTGTACGCTAATACCAGGTTTAAAAAGAATCCGAAGAAAGTTCTTTTCTTCAGCAGTCTTGTTAATCCGCGTGCCGCGGTTCGGAAAATTTATATCTTCTACGCCGAAATCATCGACGTACGGTTGCTGATTGTAGGTTTTTATAGCCATTAGAATTGTATAACAAGTTTAACTTCATCGGTTTGATTATAATTTCTATTTATAGGCTTTCTATTCTCATAAAAGATGACTTCACCAGTTTCGGGCGTATATTCGGGTTGACCTACACTTTCAATTTGGTATAGAAGTCCATCAGAAAATCCACTTATAGATGTAAGTGTTAAATCTGCTGCATTCTCGGGAGATTCTTGAAACTTTTTAAAGTTAACTACCGGAGAACTATTTTGGTGATAAAAGAATCTATTCTCGGTAGAATCAGTATAATCTAACCATGCCTTTGCTCCAGTTGACTCTTGATGAATAATATAGTCTCTACCGAGATACTCTTTTCTCAATGGGTTACCTGAGCCATCGTTAGCAATTTGTATATATTTTAGAGCGTCGTATGCTTGTGTCTCAGTGTAGTCTCCTACGTCATCATCGACAACAACTGTACCTTCACCGGCAGCGCTGCGAACTGGATTTTTAATTAAACTTATCTGTCTAACATCAACAGCAAAACCAGTTGGTGCTTCTTCATCAACTGAACCTATAAAATCAACCGCAATACCAGCATAATAAGATGGAAGATCGTTATCCGGATATCTTCCTAATCCATTTTCAGGTAACTTAAATGGAATAATGTCAGCTGTTTCGCTAATTGTTCCATTAACTTTAACTTGAACAGAAGCTGATATATATTCAGTAAGCCATGTTGGTTTATTATCATCATTTATATATCGAATAGACTCAATTCCGTTATCTCCAAATAGAACATCAAAATTGTCATAAATATCATTACTCGTTGCAGTTTCACCATATTTATATAATACGGCATTCTCCGCATGCACAATGCCTCCATTATCATCTCTCATTGTACCAACTACTATAATTTCAGTTACATCTGGAAGAGCTGTAGCTCCGCCTCCATTAACAACCTTAAAATCATAAATTAATCCGCCAGTAGCGTTATTAATTGCAGTGTACTCTGTCTCGCTAGTAGGATAAGTATAATTTACAAATTGATCAGTGTAAAATTTAGAATCTTCATCTAAAGATGTTACATACGCCCAAATATAACCTGATGCGCCGTCAATTGTTCGTGGCTTTGAATAAGATAAAAATGAATTCTCTGAGCCTGTCCCAGAAGGAATTGCAGTAGATGATAGTGCAATTTCTCCATTATCATCTTTATTTGAAAGACAAAGATATATACGATCATTAGAAGTAACATAACAAGGATAGTATGCAACTCCATCGATTGTTTCATAGTCAAAACATTTTGGATCGGTTGGATCATATGTTTTATAAATTCGATCAAATGCCCAATTATTTCGTGGAATAACATTAAACACCTCTGTAGATTTTGTTGAAACCAAAATCATAAGATTTTTTAATACATCGGTCTTGTTAATATCATTATCTACCGGTAAAGGAGCAGAAAATTGTCTACTATATTCTGTTACTTGATTACCCAAAGAATCTGTCGTATCAGGCCAACTATCAGTTTTGCCTAGACCAACATAATAGTCATCAGTCGTTGCATCTGATGGATTTGTACCCTTAATACTGTTAATGAATAGTTCTCTCGAGTTTTTTCTAAATTCGCTTGTAATTATTGCTGCCATATCTTTATTTATATAAGTTTGTAATGTTGTATGCTGTTATTTATAACATCCCCCATGTTTACGCTTTGGGGAACCATAAAAACCATCCATGTATTTTTTTGTTTAACTGGTTTTATTTCATGAATCTTTGTAGGACTAAATTCTATAGCACTATATTTAGGTACAGTGTATTTATCATTATCAATAATAATACTATTTTCACTTGTAAGAGCTATTGAAAAAAATTTACTAATGGGTTTGTTATGAATAGAATTTTGCCAATCGTCTTGAATATCTAAGAAATCTCCCTTTTGAAGTTGTAGAACATAATGTACAAGAATATATTTCCAAATTCCCATTTTAGTTCCCAAATCTTTTACTGCTTCATACGCATGCATATCATTCAAAATCCGTGCAGTTCGAATGTATTCATACATAGATAAGTTATCTCTAGCAGCGCTATTTCCAGTTCTACGACCTACATTAGCAGCTCTTTTAAATCCCATTTTGTTACAGACTCCTAAAAAAGAGTCTAATGTTTCCTGAGCAAAACTGACATCGTGTATCATAATGGTAGACTATAAAGAAAAATTACGCTGTATCTAAGAGAATCTGTGGGTGGAACCCAATGAATAGGGTTAGTGCCATTGAACATGTAACCTCTACCTTTTACATCAGAGAATGATTTTGTCATTCCTTTATTATCTGATTCTACTACTGAAACTTTATTATAAAAAGAATTAGGATCACCGAATACCAAATAATTCTTTTCATTTGTTTGAAGAGGAACTGTTACAGTATACAGCGAAGTACCCTGATCTTTATGAGGTGGTATGTATTCTCCTGCTTCATACTTATTAATTTGAATCTCATATGGTGAAAATCCATTAACAAGCTTATCGTTAAAATATTTATTAAAAAAATCAGGATAAGTCTTTTGTGTAATACCTATTGACTTATATTTTCCTACTTCGTGTTTTAGTCCGTAATTAGGTGAAAAGCTTGCACGATCATTTAAAGATTTGTCTGAAACAAAACGAAGTATATCATCGCATTGCTCTTCAGAAATAAAGTCTTCAATAATTGTTAATTTATGCTCAATTTCTTTTAAATGATTGGCATATTTATCCATTAATAATGTTCTCCAGGCTGATCTACATCATTACTAGGATCTTGGTGAGGTAAGGAACTAAATTTATCTTCCGGTCCTAATAACTCGTGTAATCCTCCATCCAATCGTTCAGCTTCCTCATTCCACAAATCTCTTCTGGTTTTAAAAACAAAACTGTCATCTGCAATATATGCATCTTTATATCGGCGGTTAGTATCTCGGCGCGCTTCAATAAATGAGACCATTTCATTAAACCTTTCAACTTCTTCTCCAGATACATTGCTATCAGCAACAACTTTTTTTAATACATTTGTTAGAATATTGAGTTGTGAAAACCATGGATATGATTCCTTTATTACTGCTCCTGCTTGATCATCTACTGACTCTTCATCAATAATCGTAGGCAAATCACTTTTAGGAATAAGATTACCATTATCATAGTCACCATGCCACGTATGTGTGTTAGCATCAAACTTCATTACTTTCCACTTATAATATGTGCTATCTAGTCCAGATGTGTCAGTAGTAACGAGCGTTGAGATATACGCACCAGATGCTTTATTGAATAGTAAAATTTTATCTTGACTACTATTTAATATCTCTGCGAGTTTATCTTTAATATTATCGCCGTCTTCGAATGTTATTTCGCTCATAATTTTTTATTTATTTTATTATTTATAGACTTTAAATTTAACTATTCCATACGTGGTTTATTGACCAGCTCGAATTAGGATACGTTCCAGAAACTTTATATATGTAGGCTCTTTCTCTATCTCTATATGCACCTCCATTACCCCAACGGTATGATTCATAATATTTAACTCTAACCATAACACGATGTCCACTTTTGACTGTAGTGCCAAGCTGTCCTTTAGCCCAAGTAATCATAGAAGCCGAAGGGTGACTATTTAGCGGTGTTCGACCGTAATTATACATATCAACATAGTGTAATATGCTTTTAAAAGTAAGTGCATTTGTAATTTCGGTTTGTACATATTCCGCAGTAACTGTATTTTCAGCAACTTTATCATCTACGTATTCTTTTGTAACAAGAGATCTATCGTGTTTATTAATAAGTGTTTTTGTTAAACTACGAGCAATAACTTTACCGTCACTAAACAAAGCAAGTACGTCGGTGTAATCACTACCAAATGTGTTACCATTATTTGAAGAATCAAACCTTAATGATTTACCATCAAGCGGCATTCTCCACAATGAACCTGCTCCTTCTTGATCAGTTTCTTTAAACGCTAATGGAACAGCTTTATCACTAATATACAATTTGGAATGATATGCTCCAGTAACATAGTCACCAATAGCTACTCTACCTCCGTCGGTACCGGAACCAGCTGGAGTGTAGATATGCATGGTCACGTCGCCGTCAACTGCTTGACTAAACTTTATGCTATCATTTGCATATAAGGATAGTGTGTCAATTGTATCTACTCGAGTAGCTGTAATTCCGGTGTAAGGTCCTGCTCCTCCCACAGGTTGTCCTAATACTAGTGTACCTTTAACATACAAATTATTATTAGCATTCCAACTAGGTCCACCAGGAGAAAGTTTAGTAGGAGATATAACACCATTTAGAATTTTTTCAGCAGTAACATTGTTATTAGCAATCTTAGCAGTAGTAATTGAGAGATCTGATATCTTCGCGCTTGTAACATTTTGATTAGCAATTTTATCAGTAGTAATTATTGCATTTGGTAACTTACTTGAAATAATTGCATTATCAGCTATCTTTTCTGAAGTTACATTGAAATTAGCAATTTTATTCGTAGTTACATTGAAATTAGCAATTTTATCAGTAGTAATTGCGTTATCAATTATCTTACTATTATTAACTGCATTATTATCAATCTTAATTGTAGTAATTGCTTTATCTAATATTTTAGAAGTAACAATTGAACTATTTGGTATCTTCGATGCAATAATTGAATTATCAACTATCTTAGCAGAAGTAACTGAATCATCAACTATCTTAGCAGTCCCAATAGATGAATCCTGTATATGAGAAGCAACAATTGTGCCATCAGGTATCTTACTTCCAGTAACCGAGTTCGAAGCAAGTTTTCTTTCGTTAACTGCATTATCAGAAATCTTAATATTAGTTACAGCATTTTTAGCGAGATGAACTTCATCAACTTTACCAGTAGTATTACCGTCATGCCAAACATCATAGCCTTTATAAGAAAGCTCGTCATGACCTATTTTTAGAAGTGTTATATTTGGCCGTGATCCACTTGGATTAAGAACAAATGTAAAATACTCAGTGTTATTATCACCAATCTCAAACTGTAATCGACAATCAGGATCAGTGTCACCCTCATTGTAAAATTTAATCGAAGCTTTATCAGTATCCTTAGACCATTCTAGACCTTCTCCACTTACATTTGTCCACGATAAAGTTCCGAAAACATTATCACCTGCTTTAAGTATGTAATTAAGATCTGGAAATGTTTCTGCCTGTTTAGATAAAACGTATTCTTGTGTGGCTAACGCTCTGGAATTATCCTTAATAAACGCCATTGATTGATCACGAGCAATTATATTTCCGTGAATTAGTACACCACCAGTATAATCTTTAGCATAATTAATATTTAATGCATCGTTTACTCCATGTACAAGTGCTCTACCTGCATGTGTGTTACCGCTTCCGGCACGGGTTTGATTGAATATCTTAAAGTCAGGTCCGGTTTGGGTTATTTGACCACCAACTGCTAAATTTCCATCTATAGTTGCGCTTAAAGAAACATCTAAATTATTGGGAATATTAACATTAGTTGTGTCCCAAGAAGGTGCTCCGGGCGTAAGATCGTTATATCCAATTAAAGTATTAAGTTTTCTATATCTATCATCGTGTAGATGACTAATTAAAGAAAAGGCAGCTGCTTCTTTTCCATCAAGTAAATCAGCATCTAATCCAGAACCAGCTCCTTGATTGTTTGTATGCCACAATTTGCTCCATGCTTGACTACCATTATTATTTGTTGATCTAAAGTAAACTTCTTGATTAGTATATGAAGCAGCAAACTGTAAAGCATTATAATTTGTTGTGTTACTATGAGTATTTGTGAGTAGATGATAATATCCGTTAGTTGTTTCTGGCCATCCATTACCAAATATTGCATTCGATGTCTCGTAAAATCCACTTTCCATTCTCGAAGTAATGATATCTAAACTTTGAATAGGTTTAAATACTTCATCATCAACATACTTCTTCGTAACCAAATGATTTGGTTGTGTACCTTCAGCAAATAGTTTAATTCTCCTAGTTTTAGCATCAATTTCAAGGGCAGTTACACTACCATTTGATACCCTAAAGCGGTGTATATCTGCATCATAAATTGCCTGATTTGAGTTAGTTCCATTATTAACTCCATACAAATCGATATTCGCTCCATTTGCATTTGTTGTACCACCACGAAGATTGAGTCTTGAATCATCTCTTACTGCTCTTACTATACCTGCATTTGTGATAAGATCTCCAGTAGCTTGAATATCTCCGCTCTCACCATGAATAGTTGCTCTTAAAAGAGTGCCGGACCTGAAAAAGATATTTCGATTTGAATCAGCAACACCGATATGGAGATTTCCTCCCTTTTGTACTATTTCATTGTTATCAATTCCAATTCCTGCATTAATATTTCCAATAAGTAATGGTATGTTAGAAAGGTTTGTTCCATTAATAGTTGCTGAAGCACCTCCTGCAATTTGAAGAGTCTTAGGTAACTTTGCTGCAGTAGGAGTTAATCTAAAACTTTCTTGACCACTTCTACTAAATATAAGATCTCCAGTACCTGAATTGTTAAGAATGAAATTGCCGTTAACACCCTTTCCTCGGGCAACAGTGGCAATTCCTCTACGTAGTCGAATATCATCATCTGTAGTTTCTGGACCACGAAGTATTAATCGAGTTTCGTTAGTTGTTGATGTACCACCAATGTCACCAATAGTTAGATCATGTCCATCAATATCTAGTTTATTACTTATTTTAACTGTACCAGTATCATCCCAATGTGGGCCGATAGCTTCAACCTTAGGACTTGTTACACAGAAATCAAATAGTTCTTCGGTGTCAACTGAATCAGGAGTCATATGACGGTGTATAACCGCATCATCTTGAATTTTATCTTCTGCAATAGGATTAAGAAGAATGTCAGCGCGATCTACATATGCCTTTGTTACTAACGTGTTATCAGTACTTGCAACTATTCTACCTACATGCTGATCAGGTGCCATTATTAATCCCTTAATATGTACACCTCCAATGTAATCGTTAAATTTATTAATAACTAGTGTATCTCCGAGATCGTGAGAGATCGCTCTACCATTACCAGTCGATCTATTTGTGACATTAGAATTGAATAAACTAATATCAGTACCAAAAGATTTAATATTATTAATAACATTAATATCATGAGTAACATTTAAGTCATTAAGAATATTTACACTATCAGTATTCCATTGAGGTGCACCAACAGAAAGTTTAGCAGGAGTTACAGCTTCATCTTTAATCTTAACTGTTATAACCGAATCAACATTTAGTTTAGTTGCAGTAATTGCACCAGTATCAATCTTAGCAGTAGTGATTGCTGCATCCTTAATCTTAGCAGTGATAACCGCATTGGTGTTAAGAAGACCAGTGCCAATTCCGAGTGGTTTAATATTTAAACGACTACTTAAATCACCGCCTGGTTCAAGAATTACAAACTGATCAGTGTTTACTTGACTTGTTCCAATTTTATCACTATAATCAATCGTATCAAACTGTTCTTCGATCTTCTTAAATGTATTTAGCGAAGGTCTAACATCATCTAACAGATCTAGAAAATCCTGTGCAACCTCTGAATTTAGTCTAAAATCTTTTAATATGTGATCACCAGTAGTGCGTGAAGTTGTACTATCACCAAAATATCCTTTAATTGTATCATCATACTCATTCGTACCATATAATCTGTGAGTAATGTGTGTATCAATTGCACCAGCTGTAGCTAATTTAACATTACTACTACTATCACTTTCTATTAGATTTCCTACATCAGAAGTAAAATAATCAGTAGTATCAATATGCTCGAATTTTACATCGCCATTTTCAATTACATATTTTTGGATTTTAAGTTTTGTTATCTGACCAGCTTCATCTGTATATTGTAATGTAAAAAATTTATTTCCGTCAAGAGCGATAGGACCCTCACCAAAATCTATACTAGCATCATCATTAAATGTGGAGCCTTGTACAACGCTAACATCTGTTAATTTCTCAAATCCTTGACCACTTAAAAACAGTGTATCTAATTTAATTTTAAACGTCTGTAAATTGCTATTTGCATCAAAGTCGATTATCGGAAAAAATTCGTTTCCGTCGATAATACTTCTATCGATCCCACCGCTTTGATTAACACCTAACTCTGGTAAATTTGAAATTTTTGTACTCATTAATTCTATTTATATATTTTTATGTATTAAGGGTGACGTTAGCTATATCTTCTTGGTTATTACTTTCATCAAGTGTAAATATTACTCCAGTTTCAAATAACTGCGTTGCTTCAGGATTTGATGATAAAACAGTTGATGTACTAATATTATATGCACCTCTCCAACCAATATTTAGTATTCTATCACTGAGGTCTCCTTCATGGGAAACTACTAATCCTTGAATTCTAACAGTTTCTCCAGAAATTATTTTATCTTGGTAAACGAAATCGCCTGTCGTAATTTCTCCACCTTGATTATAACTATCTATAGAAAATGCAACTGGTGCAGATACATCTTGATCATCTAATGGATTATTCCACCAATTAGTTATATGATCGTCGATAAGTAATTGATCATTGAGAGGATTCGATGTATCACTTTCAATATAGAAACCTGCGCCACCTTCAGTATCAAGTTGATTTATCTTCGTGATAGTAGCACCAATATTCATAAAGACATCTCGCTCAGCAAGTGCATCTTTAATAGTTACAGGAAGATACGAGCTAATATCATCGTGATCTTTAAATTTTAGATTCTGTTCGTAATCTCTTTTAGTAAATTCTCGCTGTGGTACTAATGCAGGTATAACATATTTAAACGTGGTAAGAACCGCTCTCAAAAACATTTCTGAATTGAAGTTCGTAGTTGATCTATCTTGCAATAGATATGCTGCATCTTGTTCCTCGTCTCCGTAGACATTAACGATATCTGCCTTCTTTTTTATCGGGACAGTTGTGATTTGTCCAGTTCTCTGCGGTCCAGTGTCTGAGCTATTTCGATCTTCGGTAAACATTTGTCCATTACCAGGAACGGGTAAACCTCCAATTAATCTAATTATTCCAGTAAAGTCATCTCCATCTTGAGCAAATGAAGCAATAATTCCTTTACCGGTAATAACACCGTTATCATCTATTTGTTGAACTATACTTCCTACTACGTTTGAATAAATTGTAAATGCATCATTTTCAGAAAGCGACACTGCCTGTGAAGCTTCGATAGTAGCTGTAGTCGAGCCTTCTGTTGTTATTGCAGCGATAGTTGTTCCTGCTGGAATGCCTGATCCCGCTGGTCCTTCTAACACCATGCCAACTGCCAAATTAAAACTACTGGGCACATCTTTAATTTGAATAGTGGTTGTTGTAGTCGCAGAAGCAGCAGCAACCGGCACTTCTGTTTCCCAACTGCCGTTATCATAATTACCAATTATTCTAAAATCAACATCTCCATCATCTTGGTCTTCTTCAAAATATTCAAAAGTATACTTAGCTGCAGCTTCATTTCCAGGAACAGACCTTGCTAATCTAGTCCATAAACCAGCTTCAAATATAAATTCTCGCGTGCGTATATCTCCTTGTAACCAACCAGGTTGGAACATAGGCATATGATAACCACCACTTTCGCTTGGTGCAGTGAGAGCTTCAAGCCACCGCATATCTTCCAAAGGTGTGTTAGTTCTGAATGGTGCCAAGAATTGATCTTCTACACGAAGAAGACTTACATTTTGACGAGTGGCTGGGTCGAATATTATAGATTTAGGACCGAACCAATGATTATCTCTTATAACCAATAGAATAACACTCGCAAAGAATTTTAATCCTGCCGGATGAACGAGACTTAAGAAAGAATTTTCCCAATCTGTTATCTTTAATCCACTACGAATAACATAAGAAAATTTCTGCCAATACTCACTATCTTGTAATCGATTAACCGATGATACTCTTCCTTTTTTATTGCTATACTCTCCAAGATATTTAAGTGTGTATGTATGACGAATGTTACTTCTATTGTGTATTGGGTCTAATCTTCCATCTCCCCAGTAAACAACTTCTTCTGGAGCTTTATTATTTCCATAATTAGCCTTAATACGAATCTGTGTATTTTCGCCTACAATTAAATTTCCGTCTGCATCATAACTATCGAGTTTATATTCTGGAGTATCGTAATATAAGAACGAATTAAAAGTATGACCATCTAAATCTTCAAATACGAATGGTTTTGATGCATCTGGTAAAGAAGTAATTTTAACAGCACCTGAAGTTTTTCCAACTAAATCATCGAATACGATTTTGTAAAACTTTTTAACATTGTTAGCAAAATATGTTACAACTTGTGAATTCGATTCATTTGAAATTGCCTTAGTATAATATTGTGCATGACTAATATCTCCGTTAAAATAATTGCCGCCCTTACGACCAACAGATAAATTGGAATTTTGAGATACAGTTAAGTGATTAAGTGTATTTCCTTGAATTATTGTACCCTGATCAAAATCAGAACCATTGCACGAAATTTTAACATATCCATTATATCTGTCTGCCTTTGCTTTTACCGCTATTACGTTATATTCATTTATTGTAACTGTATTTGTATCTAAATATATTTCAGGAGATGGAGCAGTTGAAATAACAAAATCTGGCTTATATTCATTAGCAGTTTTATGATAGCCTAAAGGAGTTCTTTCAGCATCATACGAGTATTCCATTAATGGGTTTTCGGTAGATGTAGAATGTATAATATCTGGATATGAAATAACTGCGTTATAAGATAACGGCTTATCTAAAAGTTTTACAACTGCACTTTTATTCAATCTCCTAAAGTATGATTCTACAACTGGAAAGCCATTATCAGGTTCGTTAACTGGAAAAGCTTGTATTCTATTATTTGCAAGTTTTCTCCAAATATCGTACTTAACTGTTGTAGCACGTGCAGAACTATTTGAAATAGAATCTGGTCCATTTAATACTGCATTAACGCTATTTGGTTCTAAAGAAATTGCAAATGAATCTGTATCGTTGTCAATTGCGATATTTGCTCCATAGTTCAAGCCAACTTTAAAATCTTCTGTATTAGATTGAGAGAATGATATTGTGGGTCTTAGTATTCCTCCAGGAATTATTTTCCATCCGCTTGCAGATGTTGAATACTGGCTTCTAATATAATACAGTTTAGACCGTGAGTTATGATGTTCTTTATTATAAGCATTAGATAAATTAAATTGATCTACATACTGTTTAGAATTATTTAATCCTCCGCCTACTAAAAGTAAATCATTACCAAAGAATTTAAATGAGTGGGATCGCGATCCGTTGTGTGTAAAATAACGGGTGTCTCCAGATGTTATTGATTGTGCTGTGTTATAATAACTTTTCCAATTACCTATTGATAATCTTTCCCATATATGAATACCATATGTAGATGCTTTTATAATAACCGTTCCGGTCTCGCTTAATTCAATTCGGCCGCCATCAAGTAAAGAATTGATTCCAGTTGTAACAGTCTCAGTATAGTCGATCGATAAATTTGTTTGTATTGTATTAAATTCAAGGTAACTAAGTTTTTTATTATAAAAAGCAATGTGTGAAAATGCGTTATTATTGTAAAGCTTAATCTGCGATGCAGCAGTAATTCCATGAACAGGACTATTAGATTTTAAAGCAACTGATTTTGATCTCTTAAACCCGTTGATAGAATAACGTAAACCTGTAACTACATCATTTACTAATTCAAACTCAAGTATTAAGTTATTCCATTCTCCTGGTTTTATTTCGCTATCAAAATATTCATCACTAAATATTTCTAATTCATCATTGTCCAAAATAATATCACTATCTATCTTATTCAAAAATACTGGCCGCACATTACCAGATTCATGCGAAAGAACTTGCAGTGATTTCTTATTATTTAGTGTATCAACAGCTATTCGGAGAGTGATATTACCTATAGTTAGTATATCATTAATAGTTGAAAACAAATTGCCAGTTTTAAATCTTAATGATAAAGAGAAATTATTCTCGATATTAAAACCAAGTCCAGATCCACTCGTTGATCTAGGAACATTTACTAAAATTCCGCTATCTTTAGATGTATTTTCAACTATAGAATCAGATTCTAAATTTACTAAATTATTTGTAGATGTCCATTTTGAAGCAGTTACGTTTTTATTGATATCAAAAAGAAGATCTGCTTCAACCGCTGTATTAACAACAGAAGGTAAAGTTATATATTCATCGGTTGACCAATAATCTATTGGCTTACTGTATATTTGAATAACCTGTGCGATATCAATATTATTAAACGTATGAGTACCAACTACGATTTGTTCTGCGTTAATTTTAACATGCGCAAAGTCTGCAGATCCTAAGTGTGTAGCTGGAAGATTTAAAGAAACTGTTTGATGAAATTGATAATGATTATATTGATCTAACTTGAATATAACAAGGCGAGATGCTCCATTTATGGGTCGATCTAATAAAACAAGGTGTGTTCCATCAACAGCATAATCTAAAATGTCCCATAGTCTTTCTTCATCATAAGTTTCAGTATCACCTATTGTAATATTTTGTAGTGGTTGATAGTTTCCATTACGTTTATAAAATATAGAAAGATAACCTCTATTATGTAAATTAAAAAGATGATTATTATTTCGTTTAATATAATCACAGTGAGGAAGAACTGGTAAGCTTTTATCTCCCTGTTTATTTCCTATATTCCACTTTGTTTTTACTCCGTACGGATTTAAGTTTTCAAATTCTGCTGCTGTATACCAGTCGGTGTAGTATACTATATCATCTTCATATTTAATAGCCCATCTGAATGTATTATCTGTAATATTTTTTTCAGAAAGTGTAAACGAGTTTATAGTAACATCAAGAGGAATTTGAAATGTTTCTACTTTACCTCTATTTTGTCCAGCACTGTCATCTCCTGGAGATGCTACAGTAACACGAGTACCGGTACCATTAATACTTACACTTTCACCGGTATTATCTAAAGCACCAAAACCTTCGATAGCGGCACCAGCCTTTTGCCATCTAGACATTGAACTATTGTATACAAACACTTGAACTTGTCCTGCATCATTACCGTTATCTTCATTTCCAGGATATCCAATTACAAGAACATTACCATTTGTATTTAAATTAACGCTTTTACCACATTCATCGCCTACACCTTCACCTTCAATTGTTTGTCCTAACTTTATATATTCCTGAGTATTTACAGTTGTTCTTAGTTGATAAGTTTCAACTTGTCCTTTAAAGCCTTCATCAGTTCCATCTCCAACAATACCAACAGCAAATATTGTTCCATCATTGCTTAAGCTCATTGCTATCTCGCTTTTATCAGTAGATGGGGCAAACAAGTGATCACCGCCGATTTGATTCCATCGTTTTTCTTCTGCGGTGTATGATTTGTCTTCGTTATAATAAATTCTTACACATAAATTAGCTATTCCGGAATCATCTATTATATGTGTTCCAACCATAGCAGTTCTTCCATCATCGCTTAATTTAACATTTGTGCCTGTTAATGGATCGTTATTTTCTGAAACAATGTTTTCTCCTATTTGTATCCAACTATATACTCCTGGATCATTAATAGCATCAGCTTCTTTCCATTCATAAATCTCAGTATCATTTTTGATTCTATCAGGAACTCTAATGCCAATATGTTTACCACCATCAATTTCTCCAAATTGAGGATTTATGCCAGTCTGTAAACTGTAAGAATTTGAAGTGAGCGTTGGTCCACTTCTTATGTAAGTAATAGCTGTTGAAGTAATAGAACTAATTTCAAATAGTCCATCATACTGATGTGATACACCACTCACAAGCACGTGAGTAGCCGATGTGTTAAATTCATTTTCTGCTCCTGCGGTAATAGTGACACTTGTTCCATTTGCAACAAGTGTTGGAACTGGATTCGGACTTAATTCTGAGATGTCAGAATTAAAAGTACCATCGATGTTAAGCCATGGATAAGCTGGAATACTATATCCATGAGTATCACCGTCTGTAACACGAGAGAACTCATGAGTTATCACATTACTGTAACCGCCTGCGTTGGAGCCACTTGTTATCAACCGTGTTTCATAATTAACCCATGCGGAGAATGCAGGTGAACCGCTCTCGCCACTATCGCCTTCAACCATTATTTCGTGGCCAAGATCATCATCATTTAGCCAATCGTATTGCCCAAATCCCTGCGGAGTCGTGGAGACGAGGGTTTTAGTATATGTACGATTGTCAAAGACAAAACTAGTAACAGCTGAATGACTATGACCATAGACTCCACCAAATCCATTAAAATCTTCTAAAAGAAGACCCATACTCTCTTCAGTTCCGAGATCATAATCTATATTTGGATTAGCTCCTGATCCAAATGCTAAACGATCACCGACTCCATTTAAACTAACACTTGCTCCTATTCTGCTATTTTCATCAACACCAACAATATTGGTTCCTTTTGCTACCCATTGCTCACTTGAATTTAGCTCATATATTTTTACCTCTCCAAGGTAATTTTTATAAGGAAGATTATCATGAACTACATTTGCTCCTCTAAGTTTTGGAGCGCCGATCGCAAGAATATTTCCAGCAGCGTTTAAACTAAGCGCGCTTCCTAAAATATCACCAGGGTTAGAGCCATCAATATCTTGACCAACCTTATACCACACATTTGCATTTTCACCGATTCTTAGATTTGTATTATCATTTAGTGTAACATTAATATTTTGGCCTAGACTTTTAACTCGTATTATAGCGGTTGTATCTGCACTTGTTCCTCCAGAAACTATAGAACTAATTCTAACTGCGTCGGCTGCACCAAGTTCTGGTAATCCTCCTCCAGATACAACCATATTAGTTTCGAGGACGAAATCCTGCGGCATGTCTTTAAGCTCTATCTCGTTGCTATTATTTACAAGACCATCAACTTTTGCATTGCCTAATTCATATACTCGTACGCTACCAGAATTAATTCCACCATCATCACTTCCAGATGCACCAATAGCAACAACGAAGCCATCTTCACTTAAAGCATTTACTCCGCTAAAATCATTTATAGATTCTCCGTAAATTGTTTGACCAATTTTTAGATTATCTGGACCGCTAAATGTAGTTCCGTCGGTTTTATAATATTTTAAATCGTCGAGAGTAAGAATACTCAATACCGGATCGGTTTCGTGCAAGTAAACTGGTAGATTGTTGCCATTAATACTATTAAAAGGAATAAGACTTTTTATCCACCTTCCATTATATGTTCTACCTACAGATGATAAGAAATCATCCATATGATTGTATTTGTCTAAACCATCTGCTAATATTGATGTTAAATCAGAAGTGGTTTCATCAATAAAATTAGAAAATATCAGAGACTCGCTATCATTCGGGTTAAGAGTAATCGTGGGCTCTTTTGTATCAACAAATGATCTACCGAGTTTATTTGTTGTACTATTAAAAAATAACTCGTGAGAATTTAAATCTGAATAATTTTCTGATAAAGAAAACAACGGTTGAAGTTCTGTGTTTTCTTTACTAAATTTTGGAAATGTACGAATAACAAATGTGTGCTCTTCTCCATCAAGAGAAAGTTTTGGATTATTACCTATAATTCCAAAATCTACGTAAGCTCTTTTGCCATCAAGTTTTATTAATTTTTGAAGGTCGTTAAAGCGAGTACCTTGCATAAACCTTCCTCTAATAGGTTTTTTAAATAGAGTAGAGTCCCATGTTTCGTTACTGGCATTTAAACTTTTCTTTGAATCTAAATCAATAGATAATCCGTTAATTCTTGGGGAATCTGTATAACGTTCTGTTGTTTCAATGGTGCGTATTGTTGCCTGTCCTAATATTGCGTTATTACCATCTACTATTGAAAATGATGTACGCTCGTAGTCTGTTCCTAAGTTTTCGAGAGAAGCAGATGTTGTAATAGTTTGTGTAAAATCATCATTCTTTTTAACCCAATTTCCTGAAGAAGGCTCAAGTAATTTTTCTCTTGGATAAGATACCTGTATAATTTCATCAAAGAATAAACGGAAAAACGTTGTAATACTTTCTTCTGAACCTTTTAGTGTATAGTATTGTACAATTTTCTTATACAAAGATACTCGGTCCATCACCGCGGAATCAGGAATATTTTTAGCAATTTCTCCTTGAATTCCATCTAAATATTTCTCTGATACCTTATCAATATCGTGTTCATCAATAATACGATTTGTTTCATATGTAGGAAGACCAACAGTATTGAGATGCTCGTAATAATCTTTAATTAAAGATACAAAATTTTCTGAGCTAGCTCTTAGTTGTTCAGGAATAAGTTCTTCAACACGAAGAGATTCTGTATTTGCTGCGTTATTACCAAATGGATCAAAGTCTCTCCTGCTTGAAGCAACTGAAATAACTGGTTGAGATATCGTAGTCGAAAAGTTTGTATATGAAACTACAGTGTTATTAACGTTGTACGTTGCATACTTTTCGTATGATAAACCACCATAACTATTCGATACCGGAGGGCTAGGAACAGCATGATTCATTTCGCTATCAGGCATATAAAATGTTTCATCTAGTCCAACAAATGTGTGTGCATGCCATAATCCGTTAATTAAGGATGCGTCAGTGTAAAGTGGATAGAAATATCCAACAAGTCCTTCAGTATTACCACTATTACTTTGACCTTCTAAAAAATAAACTGAACCAGCGGCAGTAGATGAAGATGCAGGTGATGTAGTAATCGTGTTACCCGCATTCGCCACGTAATTGCTAGTACCTGCCGTCGTCGGTGTTGAACTAGTACTACTTGTTGTTGACGTCGTTGAACTAGTACTACTGCTGGTCGATGAAGAACTACCTGAGGAATAATGATATGACATAATTTTTAATTCTAATAAGAGCTATTTTCATTTGCCGATGCTGAACCACTTACTGAAGAACCACTCGATGACGGATTGTCTTGTGCTGATATTCTTCTTTCTCGTGAAAACGGCGTATAATCATTAACTCCAGAAGAACCAGATACTGCTATTGTATCAACTTCTGGAGTAATATTTGTTCTTCCTATATCAATTGTAAGAAGTTTATTTCTTTTTGATACTATATCATTAGATGCTGGAGAAACGTATATCTTTAAATCCTCTGATTTATTAATAGGTAATACATCGAGTGATAATAAGCCTGTATCGGTATTAAGAATTCCTACGTTAAAATATAATATCTTTTCTATTCCATCAGAGCCGGTTGTAAATGCTGCCACGCGCCTTTCATTATTAGAACCAACTATAGGAAAATCTTTTAAGCTAAGGCTTACACCGTTGTATGTCCATGAATCTGAACTTAAACATGGTTCATCTTGACCAGGATCACAGAATATTCCCATTTCAAAATCAACAGGAGTAGATATAAGTTTACCATATTCAACCCGTGTTGTTTTATACACGAATACTCGAACAAATGAGTTTATAATTGATATGTCCAAATTATCTATTAATCCAAGTAATTCAGAATATCTAAATACTCCATCAAACTTTTGTAAATTGTTTGTATTAAAGTCAAGCAATAATTCTTCTATAAGAGAGCCAAGCTGTCCGCTTGATCGAGACGTTCTATTTGAATCGTATTTAAATAATACATCAAGATAAATGTATGTAAATTCAGGGTCAAGTATAACTGGTTGAATTCCAATAACGCGTTTTGATTCAAGTTGTTCTAAAAGATATATCTTATCTAACTCGGTTAAAGCTTCTGCATCATACGGTTTAATAGATGCATATACTTTACCGTATTGAGGAGGATCATTATCTTCTCCTCCCCATACAGATACGGTTTCAATATTATTTAGAATCTGATTAATTAATGTCTTATAGTCTGCTGAAGTAACAGCTCTATTTTGACTTATAAAAGATAGCGGTGCATTCTGACGAATACTTTCGATATCTTCTTTTTCACTTCCATTTGAAGCTCTTGATAAAACTGTAATACTAGGAGAAACCGAACCAGGACTTGTCCACTCGAACACATTGGCTCCATTACCATTACTTCCTTCAGTGCTTAAATATTTAATTTTAATTACATTAAGAGATGACGGTTTTTTGCCAAAGACATTATCGCCAAACTGAACTTCGTAATTACCATTGTAATTTTCATTAATAAAATATGCTGCAGTAGATGGACCAACATTCGAAAGACTTTCAAACAATGAGAAGGTTTCAACAGATGTTGAATATGCATTATCAAATACATCAACTGTCATTCTTTCTAAATCAACACTTGAATCTTCAATAACGTATTTCTGTTCTAAATCTCCTGATTCAACAATGAAGGTGATCTCTTTCATTTTACCTTGATATATAGCAACCTCCTCAAATACATATTGGCCATTAATTTCATCAATGGTTGCAGTATAATCGTCAACTGTTATATATGTGTATGTTACGCCATCGATTGAAGCGGTAAGTGTCTGTCCTTTGTAGAGAGTATATGTAGAAAGTTCGCGATTAACGGATCCAGGAAATACCAGAGAAATTGTTGCCTGCGCAGCTGACTTACTTCTTGGGGTGTATCCTAAAAGTTTTGCTCTTGAAACAACATTTGATCTGATTTGAGCAGAATCAATGAACGATTCATTCATTGCATTATGTGCTACGACTGCATTATAATGTGTGTTATATGCGAGTATGTCTAAAAGATGATTAAGACCGGAACCTTCAAAATCCCAATCGCTGTATTCAGTATTTGGGTTAGTTTTAAAATAATTTTTAAGATTTTCTTTGATTTGATCAAAGTCTAGTTCTGTAACATTAAGTTGTTTCATTATCGTAAGCGTTGTAAGTAAAAATTAATTTCTTCTCTTTTTGAAGAAAATATAACATTAAAGCCAATTGTTATTTCGTATGAGTTTCTTTCTGAATTATCTATTATCTCAACTGTATGATTACTAGTACGAGGTTCAAACCTTTTTAAAACAGCTAAGATTTCTTCTTCAATTGCCTTTGAAGTAAAGTTATCGGCTGGTTCAAATAGTAAAGCAGTTATATTTGAACCAATTTCTGGATGAAATGGTCTTTCATAAAAGTTTGTTAGAATTAAATTCTTAACTGCGTGTTTGACTGCTTCTAAATCATTAACTCCCGATATATCTTTTGTGGTAGGATGAATACCAGAAAAAAACATAGGAAAATCTTTATACAAGTATTTTTGAGCAACCTTTGAGCTTTTGCCAAAGATTGGATTTTTATCTGATAGAGCGATCGACATGTAACCTATTTATACTAATTAAGGAAGATATTCGGTGCAGTAGTTACCTGATTTCCGCCGTATGCTTCTGTACATGTTCCACCGCTTGTCTCGGTAATAGTTGTTCCAATATTAACAGTCTGATCTAACTGCACTCTATGGACATGTTTACCACCAATATGCTCGAACTTATTACCAGTGACTTGAACATTCCAGTCACCTATAATTTTAGTATTGCATCCTCCATCAATTGTAAGATTACACCCACCTTCGATATAAACATTTTCTCCTTTCGCAACAACCCTATAGTTTTTGCCAACGATTACTTCTGTTTTATCGCCGATTGGAGTAACTTCAGTGTATGTTCCAGTGCGGTGAATAGTAGATATTCTTTCTTTTCCTGGAGTTACATCATACTCAACAATGTGCCCAGCTTCAACTGTATCGTCTGCTCGTTCATAAGCAGTCACATGATTTTGAGGATATGTGGGAGTCATTACATCATCAATAGCTGGAAATATCCATGCTGCCGGTAAAGTTCCTGCTTTTTCAGGAGCTCTTACTTTTTGAGCTATAGTTATTTTTGGATCATACATATCTCTTAAAGATTTCTTTTCTGTATAACTAAATCCTTGTTTATATTTTTCTTCTATAACCTGTGCAGAGACTGGAGTATCAGGTTTATTAAGATGTAACGCTTCTTCGCTTGGATATCGTTCAGTTGAATCAGTAAATCCTTTGCTGTAATCTCCTGGCCGAGAGGTTATAGATGGAATAGATCCCATAATAACAGGATCTTGGGCATTAATGCCATCTCGAAAGAAGCCAATAACCCATGTTCCTCGTAATAGACCTGTTGCAGATTGACCCACACCTGACATCGATGCTGATGTAACAGGCAACATTGTCATTGCCCATGGTAAATCTTCAGTTGGTATACCTTTTTCTGCTGACTTATCTGCATTGTGATATCCGTAACATCTTACACGATACCTGCCCATTTCCATTGGATCATCAATGTCTTCAATCACGCCGGTAAACCATGCAAATCCACCGCCATTATTAATAAAATTTTCTGGGTTCATGATCTATTTATAGTTCAAAGGAGAATGAGTCTTTCTTCACCCGTACCTCTGAAAAATATTCTCCACCTTCAAAAATATGATTTGTAGAAGTAATTAGGTGTCTTCCTGATAAGTGCTGATCGTATAAATCTTTAGAGCCTGTCGGAGAGTGTTTCATATTTGCTAATAAGTCTTTCATTACTGCAGGATCTACCGCCTTTGGAAATTTTAACTCAATCACTGTTCCAGGGTTTAGTTCAAGATCACCAAAAAGTTTTATATCATGAGATACTGTTTCAAGGGCTTCTTCAATTGCCTGCATTTTCCCTTGAGTTTTTTCTTTTAGTTTATTATAGTTTTTATCTTCTTCTCCGTATGATAAGTTATTAACTGAAACATGTTCAAGATGCGACTTTGGCATTAGATTTAATTTTTCTCCATTCACATCGAACTGTGTTGATAGCGGAGTTTTTTGATTCAATGTCAAACTCTGATTAAAATCATTCTCATAGTTATAATCATATTTCGTATATGTCTTATAAGAATAATCTAAATAGTTATTTTCTGATGCCCATCCTCCATTTGCACCTTGATAAACCTTTCCTAACTTAAAATCTGATGCAACATCAAGAATACGAGAAGCTCTTTGATTGTAATCTTGTTCGCTATATGGTTGAAAATTAAATTCGCGTTCATCAAAATATGTGTGATAGCTTTCTGCAGCCATTAATTCGTGCAAAGATGATAGTCGAATTACGTTATCTAAAGAATGATAAAGAAAAAATGGAGAAAAGGAACCGTCATATGTCTTCTTTCGTAACCATTCAGCAGCTTCAAGCGGTGTTTGCCACCGTATAATTCCTTTCATTCTTGAATCTACTTCTCCATTTACTTCAAAATTAGCAAACCCGAGATCTTGAGTAATAATTTTTTTAATTTCAACATCGGTTAAATTTGTAAATGATCGTGATATTTTAGAAAGGCGCGAATAGTATGCATGATCTGACACACATGCAATAGTATAAACGTTTGTGTGTTCAGCTGTGATACTTCCATAAAGAGGATATTCAGTAACAATAAAATCTAGATCAATTTTTTTTACAGATGATTTTCTGACGGCTGCTTTTGTCATTGCTCCGTCCCAGCCCTTTGGTCTAGATGATATTTCTATTTTTATTTTTTCTTGACCGATTAGCGGTGAGCTCTCAAAGAAATTCGAGGTATCTTTTATGTCAAGTTGTGCAATAAGATTGGGAGAATAAAGAGACTCGGTAATTGTCACTTTAACCACAACGTTTTCTATATAGAAAATGTCACCAGCGTGAGTAGTCAGAGTAATTCTATCAATATTATATGATCCTGGGGTTAAAGAACTCTCCGCCCCAAAATTTGTACGTTGTTTTCCTCTAGGCATTTACTTTAATAGATACTTTTGATATGCCTCAGCAAAATCAGTAATATGTTCTGGTCGTATTACTCGAATTTTTCTTGCTTCAAATGCTTTTTCAGAAAGATCATCCTTAATTGTTACATAGTCTGCTTGTTGTGTATAATACGATTCAACAAAACTTGGTATGTATTTTCTTTGAGCACTAATTGAATTGTACTGTGCTATTTCGCTTTGATCAAATCCGTCATCTCGAGTTGATGAAACATTAATATCAATATCTCCTCTAAAATATCCGGATTCGAGCTCAACATCTTCTAAACTATATACCTGTGAATACGCATCAAACGCTGTAGCCTTATAACCTTCGTTTTCATTATCAAGGAAATACGATGGAGAGTTATAAGAACTTTCATAAAAACGATGAGAAATAAATTGAATATTTTCTAAATACTTTGTCAAGAAAAAGTCGTAATATGCATCACTTCCGGTAATTAAACCCTGTCTGCTTTGGCTATCTCTTAAAAATGAATAGTAAATAGTTGTTTGATTTTTTCTGGTCCACTCAAGAGCTGATTTTGCCCATTCAGTTTTTTCAGCCTCAAACTCTAAATATTCTTGTCCATCTGTATATGGATTATCAATGTACTCAATATTCCAGCGCCTATTCCTAGAAAATCTTCCTATATTATTAATATTATAAACCCATAATTGAAACCGTTGATCGTCAAATTTTAGTATTTCAGCTTGAACTTTAGTTCCGTCTGGGTTATCATCAAAAGATGATATACGAATATTATCATTTGCTATATCTAATCCTCCAAAATAGTTTAACATTTCAAAACTATTTTCGTATTTGCGGGCAACTGGATACTGACGAGGAATAAAAACAAGTGTAGAATAGTCTCCATAATCTTGTTCGAGCATTAACTCGAATTGACGATATGATTTTGGCCAAGTATTTAAACCTTGTTTAAGAGTTTCATTTATAACAAAGAATGTCCAATAATAATCTGGTGTACCGTATAATCGAGTAGATACAATATCTGGTCTTTCTCCTTCTATAATTTCATACCACGTATAATTTATTACATCATCGAGAAGGTCATCTACTACATCAACATGTCGAAACATGTCGGTAAGATCAGTTTTAACACCATCAGCATTAATATCGTATTTTATTTTTGGAAACTGTGAGAAGAATGACATAATTAACTACCTTTAGTGGGTGCAGGGTCTGGTTGTGCTAAATCGGCATTAAGCCTGCCCATTCCATTTTCATCAAGGCCTCTTGTTCCGAGTTGATCATTTTGCATAAATTCAATATCGTGTCTATTTAATGCACGTGTTTCTTGGAATGATACTTCTAAATCAACCTCAAGCGGAGCGTTGTCTGTAAAATAAACATTTCCAGTCGAATTAAAATTTGTATTAACGCTTGTACAATATGAAGTATATATGCGAGGAATATATGGATTTTCTGTACCAGAATCCATATTCATAAATTTAATTGTCCATACTGGAGGATACTCAAGTGTAACTGTACTTCCTTCAGAACCGCGAGAAGCATACATAAAATGTCTAAACTTCGATTGTATTCTTCGAATAAGGTCTGATTCTGCTGGAGAACGTGCAACCATTTTAAAACTAAATCCAAAGTCTCTTACATTGTTATTGTTAAAAGTTGTATTCGTATTTGGATTATTTATTTGCCGCGTTGTTAAGTTAGCAGCTGCTTGTAAATCTTCCGGCAGTGCTTTTGAAGCGATCGTTGCTGCTTGTCTTTTATTTGTGCTTTTTATTTCGTTAAAAAGATCACCAAAGCCCTTTTGTCCAGTAAATTTTGATGCAATTACATTAGCGCCAAAATCTAAGTTAGTTGGCCCGTAATCTGCTCCGTCATCAAATGCTATATTCGGTGGAGCAGGAAACCATATTCTATGCGGCTGTACTAACCCGCTAAGTTTTCTTTCGTGAGCAGTAAATAACATACATGGACGAGTAACATCTCCTCTCATTTCTGGAGGATAAATAAGAGGAGCGATGCTCTGAGGATTATCCGGCGCGGGTGAACCGCTCGACGTTAACTTATTATATAAAGCTCTCCCGCCAGCTGCAGCAGCACCCGCGACAATAGTTGGAAAAATAAATAAAGGCATAATATAAATCTATTTATAATAAAAATATGACATACAAGGGAAGATATACCGTAAAGAATCCGGACAAATACGACGGTGATCCTACGAAAGTAGTATTTAGATCGTTGTGGGAAAGACAGGTGTTCAAATTTATGGATACAAATCCTGATGTAATTAAGTGGCAATCAGAAGAAACCGTTATTCCATACCGTTGTAAGACTGATAATAAGATTCATCGATACTTTATGGATGTCAAAATGGTTACAAAGGATAAGACGTATCTTATTGAGATTAAGCCAAAAAAACAAACTGAGGCGCCGAAAGAACCAAAGAGAAAGACAAAGAGATATATTACTGAGGTAATGTCCTATATAAAAAACACCTCAAAGTGGGAAACTGCTGAAGCATACTGTGCTGATAGAGGATGGGAGTTTGTAATATGGACAGAAATAGAACTTGCAAAGCTTGGAATTAAACTCCTTGGTGCAAAGAAACCAAAGAAATAGTATAAATAGGGATATGGCATCTCTTTTTGATAAACTACAGGCAGCAGCATTTAGATCTGACATCAAACGTGGAACTACAGAATCTTTAAAATGGTTCAGGAAAAAGGTTTCTGAGATAAGAACAGTTAATCGTAAAGCTCTTTTAAGGGATGAAGCAACAAAAACAGTAGCAAAGCCATTAATTGGTCGTATGTTTATGTATTCTTACGATCCTAAAAACAAAAAGACTCTGCCGTTTTATGATAAATTTCCTCTTATTATTATGGTTGATAAAGCTCCTGGAGGATTTTATGGAATAAACTTACACTATCTTCCGCCATTATTAAGAGCTAAATTCTTTGATAGGCTTCTCGAGTACTCTAATAATGATAAATACAATAGTAGTACTCGACTTAAAATGTCGTATGACCTTTTAAAAGGAGCATCAAAACTTTCTGCATTTAAACCATGCTATAAACACTATTTAACTAGACACATCAAATCACAAATATCCGAAATATCTGCCAGTGAATGGGAGATTGCAATCTTTTTACCATCTGAACAGTTCACTAAGCAAGGTAAAGATGCAGTATGGAAAGACTCAAGATCTAAACTCTAATGGAAATCGATAAACTAAAATCAGCTGTATCACGAAGAGACGGATTTGCTCGCGCTAATCGATTCGAAGCAATAATAATACCACCATTTGCTGCTTTTGGCGGTAACGTAGATAAAGCAAGAGATCTTAATATCTTTTGCGAACAGTGTTCTTTCCCTGGAAGACAGATGCAAACATTTGAGACGAATTACACTCGTCAACAAATAAAAGTTGCACAATCTTTTATTAACGAGGATGTTTCAATAACATTTAATCTTACTAATGATTTTTTTATTAAAGAAATATTTGATAAGTGGACTAATATGATTATCAATAGGAATACGTTTAAGAAAAATTACGATAGCGTATATAAAAGAGACGTGTATCTATATCAAAATGATAACAATAATAAACATGTTTTTGAAGTAGAATTGATGAATGCATTTCCAGTATCAGTGCAATCAATTGAATCAAGTAATGCCGGAGAAGATATACAACAAGTAACTGTAGAATTTACGTATGAGGACTTTAAGGAAAAATATATTGATCAACCTCAGGATGATGCTACTCAACGAAAAATAAAATCTCCAAGAGATTATATAGATCAGGTTCCTCGAGAATTGCGCGCGCAAGTGAGAGATAACATGGATCGAGGCGTTGCGGCCGCTTTTTCTGGATTTGACTTCTAATTAAAATATATAAATATATTTTTATATTATAACTGAATGAATAACAAATAACAAAATTATGGCATTACCAAAACTAGATGTACCGAAGTACCCTTTTGAGGTACCTTCTCTTAATAAAACAGTTGATTTTAGACCGTTCCTTGTAAAGGAAGAAAAGGTTCTTATGATCGCTCAAGAAACAGAAGATGAGAGCAAGATCTTACCAATAATTAAAGATATTGTAAAAGCATGTTCTTTCGAAAAGCTCGATCCAAATGAATGCACTGCATCAGATCTCGAATATATTTTTCTTAAGCTGCGAGCAAAAAGCGTAGGAGAAACCGTGAATGTACGGATTAAATGCGAAAAGTGTGACGAATACGCTAATGTTAAAATTAACCTTGAAGATATTACAATATCTGAAGTCAATAAAGTTAGTAACACAATTGAAATTAATGATTCAGTTGGAGTAATACTTAAGCAGCTATCATTAAAAGATACAGAAAAAATCGATGATAAAAATCCTGAAAAGGCATTTAATCAAACAATTATATATTCGATCGAATCTATCTACGATGCAGATAGTGTATATCCTGCAAGCGAATCAACTGAAAAAGAATTAATTGAATTTGTTGATTCATTATCACATTCACATCTTGAAAAAATTCAAGAGTATATCCAAAATATTCCAAAGCTACAATATATTGCCAAATTTAAATGTAAAGAGTGCGGTCATGATAATGAGATTTTACTAGAAGGAATTGACTCTTTTTTCTCATAGGCCTTTCTCATGATTCATTAGGGAATCATTATCAAACAAACTTTGCGATGATGCAGCATCATCAATATAGTTTAACAGAACTTGACAATATGATCCCGTGGGAAAGGCAGATATACGTATCTCTTCTTCAGGAGCATATAAAGGAAGAAAATGAGCGAATTAAACGGCAAAACAAATAAATAGATACATGGCCGACCTACAAGAGTTAATAAAAGCAATTAAGCAAGATAAAGAAAGCAATGGTGATAGGGATATCAAAGCTACTTTAGATTTATCTGAATTATTAGGTAGTAACGATAATTTAGATACTACGAATTATCTCTTGGCTTTAAAATATATTAAAGTTAGAAGGAATATTCTTAATGCACTTATTAAAAAGACACAAGGAGGAAAGTTACGAGGTCTTAAACTTGGTAAAGAGATAAAAATATCTGACCTTCTAGGTGAACCACCCAAGCTCGGCCTTTTTACGAGTTTAAAATGGTTAAGAGTTAAAAATCAAATTCTCAAAAAGGTTGGAACTGCTGCTAAGAGTGCAAACTTTGAGTTTGGTAAAGAGATAGATGTTAATGATATACTTGGCTCTTCGCCTGAGCAAGATTTTATAACGAAGACACGATTCTTTTTAATTCGTCAAAAGTTATTGTCAAAGATTTCTAAAGCAGCAAAAGCTTTTGATGGTGAGTCAGCACTTAACGGAATTTTAGGAATAGAAAGCAAATCTGATGAAATTGAAGGAATTGACTCGAGTATCTCCTCAGCTGACTCAGTCGAAGGTGTATCCCCAGCCTCAGCTTCAGGTTTATCTACTGATGAATCATTAGAAGAATTACGAGGCATTCGTACTGGTATTGATAATATCTATGACCATCTTTTAGATGACAAAAGTAATAAATTAAAAGATAGAGAAGAAAAAAGAGAACAGATAGCTCGCAACGAAAGACGACATGACGAAATGCTCGATGCTACCAAAGGTGGCAGTGCCTTTTTAAAAGGAGGCGGTTCTGGCGGCGGTGGTGGCGAAGGCGGTGGCGGTGGCATCTTAGGAACTGCACTAGAAGTGGCTGGAGAAACCTATTTAGGGAAAAAGGCAATAGACCTCGTCAGAGGCGGCCCAAAAACTCCTACGCCTAAAACTCCTAAGCCTAAAGGTCGTCTTGGTCGCGCCCGTGGGCTTGTACGAGGACTTGGGGGTCGCACACTTGGTTTGGGGAGGGCGTTGCTCATGTCTCCAGCTGCGCTCCTGACGGCGCAGATAACCGCGGCAGCTGGTACTGGTTATCTTACAGGAACAGGGATCAACAATATTCCGAAATTGTTTGGAAGTGAAGATAGATTCAGCGATATGATGGGCAGGCCTTTGGGAAATAAGCTTGCACAAATGAGAGGTGTTGATATGTCTGGTCCTCTTCCTGAAGAAAAGATACTAGAATTGCAGAGACAGGGATTAAATGCCAATAAACCAATTTATGAAAAACAGGGTATTTATGGATTTCGAAAGAATGTAATAACAGGTTATGAAAAATTGGAGCGCGCGCCACTGACACCAGAGATTGCACGCGACATGGCAGACAATTTAAAAGCTGCTAGGACAAGGCAAGACAATTCACGCATCGCAAAAGGCATGGAACCACTTAAGCCAGGAGATGAAGGTTACCTAAAAATGCCAGATGGTATTAACGAAGATGGAACGATGAAAGTTGCACCGGTATCTCCAGCTCCGGTATCTCCAACCGAAAGCATAACCGGTCAAAAGGAAAAGGTAGAGTCGACATCAAACAGTTCTCCAACAGAAACAATAACCGGTAAGAAAACCGATGGAGAAGCAAATTATAAAATGGTAATGGAGAATGCCATAAGTGCTAAAAAAGATTTAGATTCTTTTGAAGATGAGACTGTCGAAGGAAAAGATTACGAAATGATTGACCGACCACAGGGATATCGCGGTATCTATTACAGCGTCGGTGGTTTCGATGAAGACGGTGATGATGGCCCGATGCAGATACGGAAATATAAAGATCCAGCTCAACAAAAGAAATTTATAGAATTAGAAAATGCTGAAATCGCAGCAGCTAATAAAGTGGATCAAGGCGAGGTAGACATGCTAATAGACGCTGGCATGTTGCCCTCAAAATATGGCGGCGAGGACGGAAGAAGAAAGATTGGATTTAGACAATATCTAAACTCAGCACGGAAGAAATATGTTAAAGCTAATAACATTGACATTTATGCGGGTACAGAAAGAGGTTCTCAGGAATACTACCGAGCACAGAACGATGATATCTCGTACGGTGGTAGAAATGCCATACGAAAAAACATATTAGGCGAAGATAATACCTTTAAGCCAACTGAACCAGCTGAAGAAAAAAGTACACAACTACCATTTTTAGAAGACAGCGTTCTCTCTGCTGGCACAGGCTTGCCGATAGCGGAAGACGATATGACTGAAGGTACAAAGCTTCGTATGGAGCACAATAAAAATTTCGTTAAAAAACAAGATGCTGAAATCGCAGCAGCTGCTAAGCCAACTGAATCTATAACAGGAGAGATTAAACCTGATATCAAACAAGGTTTTGGATTCATTGATGGAAATCCTGTAGCAGTAATAGAGGGAATACCACATATGTATGGAACGACGATGACAGAGTCAAGAATAGTTAAAGCATATGGCTACGAACATGAGATCAAAGGAGAACCTGCTTTTTATATTAAGAAGGGAGTTAATAATCTCGATGATGATCCAAGCAAACATATAGTTCACCCAACAACATACGAAGATTTTAAAAAATCGGTGAAGCCTCTCGAGAATGGAATGGGAATACCTCTGGACGAAAAGATGATTAGACAGTTGGATACCGCAGAGGGACTTAAACAACTTGATCCAAATTCTGTATCTGCTAGTGGAAAAATAATGGGAGATACCGGTGCAGATACTATTTTAACAGCTCCTGATTTAAGTGCTAATGCCAATCAACGGGACTTTAATACCCTAGATCCTCTTTTTCCGGGGGCTTCAGGTAATGTTATGCCAGGTATGTCGTTTCAATCACGTATGAGACAGAGCATTGCAGGTATGGATGCAGATGAAACAGCACAAATACAAGCGCGTTCAGCAAATTTCAAGGAAGAGTCAGCAGCAAGAATGGCTGATACCGGAGAAGATAATCTTACTAATACCGCTCAACCAATAAGACGGCCTGGTGTATTTGGACAGACACAATCAACGGGACTAAACGGATTTGCAAGCAGAGCAATTGGTGCAATCGCTGGTCCAGATTTTCAAGGGAGAATAAAACGTGTAATGTCCTCGCGAAATCCTATTGGAGAAGGTAAAAAGTTATTTGATAGAACTAAAAATCGTGTCGAAGGATTTGGCGAACTTAGTCCATTACAACAAGGTGTGAGAATTTTAAATGCACCAGTTCCAACTGCTGGATCACAACTAGCTGCAACACAAAGTCAAAATCAAGATTTATTAAGTGACTTAACAAATACAGTAGCATCATCAGTTAGTGCACCTACCATTATTAATAATAATCAACGGTCTAATACTGTAACAAACTCATCGATGTCTTTAGAACATATTGATAAAACTCGAGAGATGTTTAGCAAAACCAATTTAGATTGGTAACAAAAAAAGAGGGAAGCAGCATAGCCACTTCCCCCTACTTATTCTAGTTCAGAGATGCTTAGCCTTGTTGGGCTAACTTGGCAAAATAGTCAAGTGTGTCACCATCATCTTCTGAGTCTAGGCTTACATTAGTATCTTCCTGAGGAGCATCTGCTTTAGCAACAGGCGCATCTACTCGTGGTGGAAGTGTCTCGTTAAGCTCGACTTGTGTATCTGTCGAAAATGTATCTGCTACGGTTTCTTCACCGAGGACCTCATATAATTTCTTCTTTAGGTCAGCATAAGACTTATAGTTGTCTTGGCTAACAAACTCATTCAAGCTATGAAGAGTATTATATACAGACTCGAGCTTACCTTCGTCTCCTTCGAATAGTTCAGAAGAACCTTCGAATTCAGACTTATCATAATTACGATAGCCTTCGAAGTTACGAATTTTCAGCTTGAAGTTAGCACCGCCCCAAAAATCAAATGGGTTAACAGGCTTTTCATCTTGAAACTGTGGCTGCATAACATCCATTACCTTATCCATGATCTTCTTACCATACTTGTAAAGGAAAACTTTTCCTTCATTTTGTGGGTTAGCAGAGTCAGAGATAACGAGGATATTAGAGACGTGATGAAGGCGACGCTTACGCATACGTGCAAGCTCTTTATCTTCTTCACGACCTGTGTTCCACAGTTGTGTATTCATTTCACTTACAGGATCGGTTTGACCAATCGATGTAAGAGAGTTTTCGATATACCAGCGACCAGTTGGACCTTTAAATCCATGATCCCAGTACTTAATCCACGGGAGGTCTTCACCTTCAGGGGAGGGTAAGAAGCGAATAACGGCATAACCATTACCTGCTTTATCTACGGTTGGTGCCCAGAATCGATCATCACCGTATGATTTCTTTTCGGTGTCTTTAGAAGCTGCATTAATGAGCTTATCGATTGCTGATGCACGGTTTTGTTTTAGGTTCGCGAACGACATATTATTTTTTTATATTGCGGTTTATTTATTTGTATTGCGGTTTATTATTAATACCGACAAACTCTATATTATACTGATTAGGTCTTGATGTAAACAACAAAATGAGTCTCATGCGATATTTGTCTTGGTTTGCAACCATCAGTGGAACAATGAATTTTTGGTATTTGCTTAGTGTAAGAAGAGTAGACTCTACGATTCCTAATGGATCTTTGAGTTCACTCCTCAGGCTTTTGATAAAACTTACTAAATGATCTATAATCACGAAGGTATCAGCTGATATCTTCTGACTCATATAGAGATCAAGTAAGATGTTATCGTTTTTGTTGGAATTTGGTTTACAAACTCCGTCAAAGTCGAGGTTATATTTATATGCTTCTTCGCGTATAATCTTAATTTCTTTTTCAAAATTATAGCTCAATGCTTGGCGATGTGCGTTTCGTTTTTCATGAGTCGCATCATCCATGTCTCCGACCCACACATTATCTGACATAATATTGTCAACAAAAAAGAGTTTTAACTCATCTTCGTTAGGATATCTGCGTGCGATCTTCTCGAAAAAATATCGGTCTTTCCTTCTTTCAAAGGTAGAAGCTTTGACATTTGTTTTAAAGTTGTATTTAAATGCATCATAACTTTCTTGAGTAAAATGCAATCCTACAGACCTATAGATGCAGTATGCTTTATGACCGTTCATTAAAATAATGTGGATGTGGTACGCTTAATAATATTTCTATTCATGGCCTCGGCCTCAAGCTTTAACT